AACAGTAGACATTCTTGTAGTTCCACTACTTTGCCATAAATGCTGACCTACACTTAGCTTTGCTACATTAGTAGATGTCGCAGTTACTTGATTTTTTGTACCAGTTGTTATATTAAAAGTGCAAGTAAATGAATCATCTGTTGCATTCTGATCATATCCAATCTCAATAACATAGGCTTCTGTTCCACCTTTATAAAAAGGAATAAGCCTTGAGGATGAAGTATGTGCTTCAGATACGTACATTGTGCCAGGACGCTTCACCATTGGCCCCTCAATCAAAGGAATCATGTTTTCGGCATCATCTAGCCCATATGAGTAAAACTCTTCAGGAGAACGCCCCTGGAGACTTTTTGAGAGTACTCCTTCTGTAAACCTGGATTGTTGAAATTCAAATGTTGGCATTAAGAAGCTGGCGGTGTAAAGTTGTTTTCTACTGCATAACCAGTTTTCGGATAATTAAATGTTCGATGTACTGGCGTAGTTTCCCTGCGTCTTGCATTCCAGAATGTAGAATCTTCTCTATGCTCTGGCGTTTTATCTTTAGAATTAGCAGATCGAGCTTCTTGTAGTGCCATAATCCATTTTTGCATCATTCTTTCTTTGAGGCCATCTTTACCAGTTAGGGTTTCTGATACCTCAACTGCAAGTTTTAATGATATTGCTTCTCCTAGCAAAACATCTAATGTGTTAACATCTACTGGTTCTGCTATATATAATATATTAAGCGTGTCTTCGTTTGATAATAGTGTATCCCCTTGTATTCTAAATTTGGAGACAGGCCAAACCTCTATTATCTTAATAAAGTCACTTGGTAATTGGAAAGTTTTGTTAAATCCAAAAAGAGGCTCTCCTATACCTGTTAATGCAACTCGTTTCATTGCGGTATTCCAATCATGCATCCGTAAAGTTCCTCGGATCACATCATCAATTCTTGCATTGCATATCCTTGCTCTTGCATTATCATCGCTTAAATTCTGAATTGGTGCTTCACCAAGATTAGATAATGCCAGGTTTGCTATACTAACTCTATTCATATTTCCTCTTTAAAAAGGGGGCATAGTTGCCTACACCCCCATTATGGTTAGTCGATTGTATACTTAACCGTACAGGTTATAGTTACGCCTGATGTCCACTTTGCGACACTATTTGTAACTATAATAGTTGCTCCG